AGCAATCATCTTAATCATTTACAAAAACAAATAGACAAAATTGACGCTCGTATATGGGCTATCATATTAGGTGCTGTCTTGCAGTTAGTTGGTATAGTTTCAATATTTATAGGAATGAGTAATTAATGGCATTAACAGGTAAAGCAAAACGCAAAATAAAGACAGTTGCAAGTAAATTAAAAAAAGCGTCTAAGGCACACGCAGGTCAGTCTAAAATATTATCGGGATTGTTGAAAAATGGGAAACGGAAAAGATCCAAAAAAAGGAACGGGTAAAAAGCCAAAGGGTTCTGGTAGACGTTTATATACAGATGAGAACCCTAAAGACACAGTTAGTATAAAGTTTGCAACCCCGGCAGATGCTAGGGCAACGGTAGCTAAAGTTAAAAAAATTAAAAAACCATTTGCAAGAAAAATACAAATCTTGACAGTCGGTGAACAAAGAGCCAAAGTTATGGGTAAAACACAAGTAGCAAGTATATTTAAAAAAGGTAAAGAGCAGATAAGGAAAGCGAGGCAAGCATGAAATCAGCAGTTAGAACTGGACCCAAACCATCTAAACTCAATGTTACTTATTTTAAAAAAGGTGGTGCTGCAAAAAGCAAGGGCAGCAAGATATGTCCCGAAGGCAAAGCTTGGGCTAAACGTACTTTTGATACATATCCAAGTGCTTATGCTAATCTTGCCGCATCTAAATATTGTAAAGACCCTAATTATGCCAAGGGTGCAAAAGGCGGAAAAAGAAAGGGTAAGTAATGGGTGCTCTAAAAAATTGGCTTAAACAAGACTGGGTTCGCATAGGAACTGATGGGAAAATAAAGGGAAAATGTGGGACATCAAAGGATAAGAAGAACCCTGATCGTTGTTTACCAAGAGCAAAAGCAAATAGTTTAACACAATCACAAAGAGCTTCTACTGCTAGAAAAAAGAAAAAGGCAGGCTCAAAAGGTAAAACAGTTGTGGGTAACACACCTGCGGCAAAGGTTACCAAGATGAGCAGTGGTGGTCGTGTACCTGAGACAAAAGCAAAACGCCCGTATAACGGTAAATTAAAACCAAGGCGTGTTGTAGCAAGGGGTTGTGGCGTTGTCATGGCAAATAGAAGAAAACAAACAACAGGAGCTGTTAGAGCATAAAGGAGATCAAAATGGCTATGAAGAAAAAAGGTTTTGCTAAAAAAAAGAAACCAGTAAAAAAAATGATGGCCGGTGGTGCAGCCGGTATGAAGAAAAAAGGCTTTGCTAAAATGAGAGGTGGCGGAGCTGCTGGTATGAAAAAGAAAGGTTACGCTAAAGGTGGACCTGTCAAAAAGATGATGGGTGGCGGCGCAGCTGGTATGAAGAAAAAAGGTTTTGCTAAAGGCGGAGCTATTAAAAAAATGAGAAGAGGTGGTAGAGCTTAATCTATGCCTTATTTACAAAGCAACATCCCGCATTTTAAATGCTGGGTGCGAAGAGAATATACTCACAACCATGAAAAACATCATGGTGATTACTTACACGCGATGGCTATTGCAGTGACAACAGTTCCTGACAGATGTTTAAGTTTTCAAATGATATTCACTGGTTGTGAGTCAGACTTTGATGAAAGTCAAAACATCAATGGTGGTGCTATGTGGGCAAGGATGCCTATCACGGCCCTCGTTGCGGACACACCCTTAGAAGAATGGCCAGAGCCCATGCCTGTTCATTTAGTTCAGCCTTGGGATTGTAGCTCTCACTATCACTCAGTTATTAAGTTTGATAGAACCAGCTCTAGTCCTTGGAAGTGTAAGATAGATGGCGAGTTTTATACAGGTAAATACTTGTTTACAGTTGATTATACAGAATCTGATATTGCTGACGATCCTGCGCAACACAAACAAAGTCATGTTATTGAATTAACAGATGCTGGTAAATGGACTGGAAATATAGTAGCATTACCTAATAATAGAGTTCGTGCAACTAGCCCTGCATTATGGGAAACAGGACAAGGTGCCCCTGATTTTAAACCAAGTCAGTGGATTCATAATGCAGAATGTGATAATAGTTATATGGACCCAAAGGTGACGTTTGATAACTTATATAAGGACTAGATATGGCAACTTCCTCATCAACAGATTTTGAATTAGATGTAGCAGAATATATTGAGGAAGCTTATGAAAGATGCGGCCTTGAGGTAAGAACAGGCTACGATCTAACAAGCGCCAGAAGATCCTTAAATATTATGTTAGCTGAGTGGGCTAACCGTGGACTGAATCAATGGACTATTGAGCAAAGAACACAAACTGTCACCGCTGCTGATACTGAGTACTCTTTAGGAACAGACGTCATAGACATATTGTCAGCGGTTGTTCGCAGAGACGGCACAGACTTTGCTATCAGTAGAATAAGTAGGGATAGTTATCTTGCTATACCTAACAAAACCAGCACCGGCAGAACCACGCAATTTTTTCTTGATAGACAAATTACACCCAACCTAAAGATATGGCCTGCTCCAGAGAACAGCACAGATGTGATACGTTATGATGCGCTTACAAGAATACAAGACGCTGATGCAGCTGTTAATACTTTAGAAATACCATTTAGATTTTACCCGTGTTTGACAGCAGGATTAGCTTATTATTTATCTTTGAAAAAAAACCCACAGCTTACACAGATGTTAAAAGTTGTGTATGAAGAAGAGTTTGAAAGAGCTATGGGCGAAGACAGAGATAGATCTAGTTTTACTGTTACACCACAATATGCTTATTTTAGGAGTAATTAATGGGTAGGTTTGCGACAGGTAAATTTGCAAAGGGTGTCTCAGATAGATCTGGTATGGTGTATAACCTTCGACAAATGAAACTTGAGTGGAACGGATCTCTAGTTGGTCCAGACGAATTTGAAAGAAAACACCCACAACTGGGTCCTTTTAATGTACCTGTTGACGGTCAAGCTGTAAAAAATGCAAGACCAGCACGAACAGAGAACCCTGTAGAAAGACTTTTATTGCCAGATTCTTTTTTGTCTGGATCGTCAGGATCGGCTGTAATCACAGTGACAGAAGCTAGTCACGGTAGAAGCACTAGCGATACCGTAAGGTTTAAAAAAGCAAAAGGTTTTGATGGTTTTACATCAGATGTTATAAATAAAAATGACGGATATTCAATAACAGTTGTAACCACAGATACTTACACATTTACTGCATCTAGTGGTACGGCTACAACAGGAGGCTTGTTCGGTGGTGGTAATGACGCTACGGCTGGACCAGTAACGGTGACACCATGAGCTTTACCTTTGCAACACTTAAAACCGCTATACAGGATTACACAGATAATAGTGAAACTACTTTTGTTAATAATTTAAATAACTTTATTAAAGCAGCAGAAGAAAAAATATTTAAAAGCGTTGATTTAGATCTTTTTAGAAAAAACGTAACCAGTGCTTTTACAGCATCAGATGCCTTTCTAACAGTTCCTGCTGATTACCTTGCATCGTTTTCTTTGCAAATTACAACATCTGGATCTGAAAGTTTTTTACTACAAAAAGATGTGAATTACTTGAGAGAATATACACCAGCTGCCACAACCACTGGACTACCAAAATATTATGCTAGGTTTGATACTGATAATTTTATTGTAGCCCCTACGCCTAATAGTAATTATACGTTAGAACTTCACTATTACTATCGTCCAGCTAGTTTGACTGCTGGTTCTGACAGTGGTACTACTTGGATTAGTACAAACGCACCTTTCGCTTTACTTTACGGATCTCTTGTAGAGGCTTATAGTTTTATGAAAGGTGAGCCTGACGTAGTACAAAACTATAATAATCTGTATTTGCAGTATATGGAAAGACTTAAAGATTTAGGAGAGGCAAGAGAAAATACAGATGGATACAGAGTTGGTCTACCGTCAAGGCCAAGAACATAGGAGTAGAAAATGGCAACAGCAAATGCAGCAACCACCTTCTTAGAAAACAGACTTTTAAGCTTTATCTTTAAAAATAATGCAGCGTCATTTAGTTCACCCGGTGATGGTATTTATGTCGGGTTGGCAACAGCTGTATCTAATTTTAATGACTCAACGGGTGAATCTGGAGACCCTACCATAACAGAGGCTACGTTTACAAACTATGCAAGACAACAAGTTGCAGCTTCTGGGTGGACATTAACAGCAGAATCAGCTGATACACAAAGTTGCACAAATGCCTCTAATATAGAATTTCCAGCATCTGGTGGAACTAATAATACAATCACACATGTGTTTGTAACAACAGCAGCCAGTGCTAGTTTAGATGTGGTCGGCTCTGGTGGTAATGTATTATTCATAGGAGCATTGGATGCAAGTAAAGCAATAGCAAGTGGTGATATATTTAGAATTAATGCAGGTAACCTAACAATAGAGTTGAAGTAATGGCTTTAGTAATAAATGATAGAGTAAAAGAAACAACAACCACAACTGGCACTGGAACACTTACATTAGGTGGTGCAGTTACAGGGTTTGAGACTTTTGGTGCTGGTGTTGGTAATTCTAACACAACATATTATGCAGTTACTCTTCCGGGATCATCAGAGTTTGAAGTTGGTCTAGGCACACTAAGCAGTGACTCTAGCACCATAGCTAGATCTACAATTATTAGTAGCTCAAATAGCGACAGTGCAGTCAATTTTAGTGCTGGTACAAAAACAATATTTTGTACAATACCTGCATCTAAGTCAGTGTTTTTAGATGCTAGTGGTAATGCAACATTAGGTGCAGATTTGTCCATAGGTGACGATCTTACAGTTAATGGTGGCGTTATAGAACTTAAAAATACTGGAGCGCAATCAGAACTTAGAATGTATTGTGAAAGTTCAAATGCACATTATGCAGCTTTAAAAGCACCAGCACATTCTGACTTTGCTGGTAATACCACACTAACACTACCAGCTACTACAGATACTATTGTTGGTAGAGCTACCACAGACACATTAACAAATAAAACTATAGATGCTTCTCAGTTATCTGGAACTGTAGCAAATGCAAGATTAGATGCAGAGTTACAAGCACTAGCTGGTTTAACATCAGCCGCAGATAAAGGCATACAGTTTACTGGATCTGGCACTGCTGGTACTTACGATTTAACTTCTGCTGGTAAGGCATTGCTTGATGATGCAGATGCTGCTGCTCAAAGAACAACGCTTGGATTAGGAACAGCCGCAGTTGCAGCTACTGGTATATCAAATACAAATGTGCCAGTGTTTACATCAGGCGTAGTTGACAATGATTTCTTGCGTGTAGATGGAACATCGATAGAGGGCAGAAGTGCATCCGAAGTATTAAGCGATATTGGTGGTCAAGCCTCATTAACTTTTGGTATATCAAACACTAATGCAGTTAAGATAGATAGCTCTAGTGTAGCAGATGATGAGTTTGCAAGATTTACTGCGAATGGTTTAGAGAGCAGAAGTGCATCAGAGGTGCTATCTGATATAGGTGCAACAAGTGCTACAGATGCAGCGAATGAGGCAACAGCATTAGCAATAGCGTTAGGATGATAACATGGCAAATACTTTTAAATTATCAAGCAAAGCAGGAGTAACAAGCGCAGATGTAATCTACACAGTAGCTAGTAGCACAACAACTATAATACTGGGTTTGATATTAGGAAACACAACAACAAGTCAAGTTACTGCAACTGTGACATTAACATCTGATACTGGTAATAGAACAAATGCTAATGATGAAGTAAACCAAACAGTTGAGCTTATTACCAATGCACCCATACCAGCAGGATCATCTCTAGAACTATTAGCTGGTAACAAAGTTGTTTTAGAAGCAACAGATAGCATATCAGTATCTGCAACAGGTGCAACAGATGTTGCCTTATCTTACATGGAGATTACATAATGCCTTTTGTTGGTAAAGCACCTGTCACAACTTTTGAGGCTACAACTGCTGTACAAAGATTTAATGGCGATAACTCAGATACTACATTTACATTAAACAGAACAGTAAGTTCAGTACAAGACATACTTGTATCTGTAGATGGTGTTGTACAAGACACATCAGCATATACCATACCTGATGGCACAACATTGACATTTACTGCTGCACCTAGTTCTGGAACTGCAAATATTTTTGTAAACTTTCTAGCACCACAGACAGGTACAGTTACACCAGCATCAGAGAACAAAGGTAACTTTAAGGCAGGTGGCTTGTTTAGAACTAATGCACAAAACTTAACTGCTAACACAACAATATTAGCTACAGAAAATGCACAAGTGACAGGTCCGTTTACAATAGATAGTAGTGTAACATTAACTGTTAATAGTGGTGGAAGGTTGGTGATATCGTGAGCGAGATTAGAGTAGACGCAATAAAAACTCGTGGTGGTGCAGTTCCTACTGCAAACGATTTAGGATTAAATGTTACAGGTACTGTGTTGCAAGTTGTACAAGTCGCAAAAACAGATACGTTTACTACAAATAGCACATCATATACTGACGTAACTGGATTATCATTATCTATAACACCTAGTTCTACTAGTAATAAAATATTATTTAGAGCAGATTTAAGTGTTGGTGGTGCTGATTCTTCAGATGATAATCATGTATTTATTCAAATGGTTAGAGACTCTACTGCAATCAATATCGGAGATGCAAGGGGAAGTCATAGAGTTAGAGCAACTCATGCTGTTAATAATGGTTTAGCAGGACAAATGTTTCATTGTAGCAGTTGTATTTTAGATTCTCCAAACACCACAAGTGCAGTTACATATAAAATACAAATGTTAACAACTGCAAGTTCAAAAACTGGTTGTATTAATCGTTCTGGTAGAGATACGGACAATAGTGCAGGACATGATGGTAATGCTTCATCAACAATAACAGCTATGGAGATTGGTGGGTGACAGATATAGCAAAGTCAATATTAGCTATTAATCCAAAAGCACAATTTTCTGTGAATGCAGAAAATGTAAAACAAATTACATGGCATAATGACACAACACCCATATCTGAAGAAGATATTCTTGCAAAACAAAAAGAATTACAAACTGCATATGATAATCTTGAATATCAAAGAGATAGAGCAAAAGCCTATCCATCTATAGAAGATCAATTAGATGACCTATATCACAATGGTATAGATGGTTGGAAAAAAACTATCAAAGCAGTTAAAGATAAGTATCCGAAGGGTTAGAGATGAGTGAAGTAATACTAGACACAATCACAGGCAAGTCCACTGCAACAACCATAACCATTGGCTCAACACCTGTAGTTAGTGCAAGTGCAAACTCTATGACTATTAGAGGTGAGGGTAGCAATCAGACAAGTATTCAGCAAGGGTTGGCAAAGTCTTGGATCGTGTATGGTGACACAGCTTCAGCAGGTAATCCTGCTATTACTGATTCATTTAATATTACTGGAATAACAGATAATGGAACAGGTGACACAACTTATGCTTTTTCAAACAATATGGCTGTATCAAAAGGATATACTGTAAGTGGAACTTTTGCTCATTCTGGCGATATAACAGCTTATGTTTATAGTCCTCAACCATTACAAGATGATTCTGTTGCAACAAGCACTTTAAGAGTAACTCAAAACTATGCTGGAGCGAGTAATGCAAATGCTGGAGATTACGATTACGTTTCAAATAGTATGACTGGAGACTTAGCATAATGGCAAACGGAACAATAGCATTTGATACATTACAGACAAGTGGGCAGATAAGGGGAACTGCAAAGTCTGTTGATTCTGATTATTTAGTTTTTGGTTCTAATAAGTGTTGGGGTCATTTTGATAACGATAGTGTCATTGACGATAGCTTTAATACAACAAGCATGACTGATAGTGGAACTGGTAATTTCCTAGCTAATTTTACAAATAATATGGTAGATGCCAATTATCATGCTGATGCTAATGGAAACATTAGTTTAGCAGATGCCTCAAATGGTTTAGCTGCTGTTTTAAATCATGCTACTGCTAATATGGGAGTATTTACTTCAAGTTCAGGAGCATTGGTAGATACTAACGATTGCTCATATTCTAATTGTGGAGAACTTGCATGACAATAGAAACACCAGAATTTCAAGGCACACATCTTTGGGATAGATTGTGTTGGGCAAAAGAAAAGCTAGAGCCTTACAGAACAGAATACTGCGTTGTATGGGAAGATCCTGAGAAACCTGATGAACCTGCAAAGATTACACACCCTGACCCTAATTGGATGGCTTGTGCATTGCAAGGTGGCATCTTACCACCAGTTGAAGTATACTGGGAGTTAAAGAAAGATGAGTCACAACCAGACTTTGTAAAGCATACAAGAGGTTACCTATTGCATAACACAAAGCCTATTGAGCCAATGACAGAAGAAAGAGCTATAGAGTATTTAATTATGAAAGATATTCCACAACATGTGTGGAGAGATTATGATAAAGCAAATAAACCAAGAATGGTTATATGCAGAAAGAATCAACTTCCTAGCACTAGAGTATGGCGAAATGCTTGGAAGATTAACGAAGAACTAACCATACAGAAAGATGAGGTGGCTTAAATGGCAACAACAAA